ATGCCGACCCCGTTGGGTGCTTGGTGAGAATGTGCCTGGAATCAGAACGACTATTCTCGACCAGGTGCTATCTGACCTGGATGATTTGGGATACACCACAGGGGCGATTGTTATTCCGGCTTGCGCCTTCGATGCCCCGCACAGGCGAGAGAGAGTCTTCGTTGTTGCCCACGCCGACAGATTCCAGCAAGGGCGGGGGGAGCAGCCGGAGCGGGGACAGGAAGAACGAGATACCGACTCTTCAGGGCATGGCGCGGGTGGGGGAGTTGGATATGTGGCCGACGCCGCAAGTGTCTCGCGGGGATTATCAGAACAGTCACGGCAGAATTGCACTGAAGTTATCGGGAGCGGTGAAATTATTTCCGACGCCAAAGAGCAGCGACGCAACCGGCGGCCCGGCATACCACAAGCCGCCGGGGAGGATGGGCGGATTTCAACTGAAAGAAATGGTACGTGGTGGGCAATTGAACCCCCGGTGGGTCGAGTGGCTCATGGGATTCCCGGACGGGTGGACAGACTTAAATCACTCGGAAACGCCGTAGTTCCACAGGTAGTTGAGTGGATTGGGCGCAATATCTTGGCAGTGGAGATGACAACTACCCCCCCCACTGCCAGAAGGTGTGCCAGATGCCCCTGCCCGCACGCACGCAAGTCCGCACGCTGTATTTTTGCGGCGGCGGTGGGTGAGTGGTAAGGATTAATCATGGCAATGAATGATAGGCCCCACCTGTACCTGTCCATCCTGCTCGGCATAGCCGCCGGGCTGTTGGGCGTTGACGCGTTCGGCCTGGGCTATCCAGATTGGGTGTACGTCGTCGTGCTAGGCGTGGGCGCGCTGGCGTTTTTCCTGTTCGTGAATTGGTGGGTATTCCAGTTTCACACCTGGCAACTCTGGGCCAACACTGCCAAAGGCGCGCAGTGGTACAGCATCATGCAAATTCTTGACGCCGTTGCCCAGATGCCTGCCGCACGATTCGAAGCTCTGATCAACATGGTAATCGCCGCGCAAGGTGACGAAGATGACAGGGCCATTGCTGTGGCGGATATGCACGCCCTGGCCGAAGAGATGCGCCAGGCTGCGCAGGTCAGAGACGCGGCGGCAGGTCAGGCCAGCGGCTTGCGCTACTACGCCATGAGCGCCGTGAAGTTTGCCCGCGCCAATCACGGCTGGCTGCCCGCAAAGCGCAGCGCGGGTGACGGCACGTTGGAGCGCAAAGCCTACGATGAATTTTACAAGCTGCTCGAACGGGCAGGCGCAATTCGGCCGGCCGTGGGTAATAACACGGCGAAGGTGTTGGATATCGAACGGGCAGAGCAAATAGCAAATGGGATGAGGGAGACGGAATGACAGTCTATGTTGACGACATGGTTAAGTATCGCGGCTCAAAATGGTGGTGTCACATGTGGGCCAGCGGCGGGCGTCAAGAGTTGCACGCAATGGCGGAAAAGATAGGATTGAAGCGGGGATGGTTCCAAGAGCATCCAGTACACCCCCATTATGATTTGACGGAATCGAAGCGCGCAATGGCGCTGAAAAATGGCGCGGTTGCCTGTTCGTCTGTCGAATTGATTGCGCTGATACGAAAGGCGACGGTGCCAGAATGACGCTTGACTATTTCTGGTACATTTTCAAGGACGCCATTATTTATGGCGGCGGCTTTGCGCTGGCTGCAATCCTGTTTTTCGAGCTTGTCTTGCGCCGCTACCAGACGCCCGCTGAACGGTACGAAGCGCGCTACTCCGCCCGCCATGCCAACGATGAGATGCAAACCGTACCCGGCGAGTTCATCAAGCTCGGACGCATCAAGGGCGAAAGCATCCACATGCACCCCATTGACGGCATCCCAAAAGAAATATCAGATGAGGCCATGAGCAGCGGCGCGGCAAATGGTTACCGTAATAAGTATTGGCTGTCACCGCAAGAGGCGGAAGCGGAATACTACCTTAGCAAGGAATACGAAGAAAAGCACCCCGGCAAGTCGGGCGCCTGGGTGTTCCGCGGCGGCGAACCCAATCCGCGCGAATCCGACGCCGTTGACTTGCCAACGCCAGAACAGTGGGACGCGGCGGTGAAAGCTTCCCGGACGGGCAACAAGGCGCAGCGTGATCGCTGGTGGGAATGGGACTACGAGAACATGCGGTATGCCAACTTCGGCGCAGACAGGCCCAACCCTGAGACGCCAGAGCCAGATGAAGGCGGCCCGGTAGACTTTGATTGGCTCAAGAATTGGCGGGAGGGGAAATGAACGCCACCCGCATCGTTACCCGCTGTTCTGACTGTGACGCACCCATCGAAACGCACGCCGGTGGCCATGCCCATCTTTGCGATGATTGCCGGCGCGAGCGGCGCAACGGGCGCAACCTGGCAGCCTGGCACGGGCGCAACACAAACCAGCCAGAGCGCTTCCGGGTGGCAAGGTATACATGGGCGGCGACTTCAGCGTTGGGGCGCAATTTGGCCTGTGCGACTTCAGGTATTGCGATGTCACCATTTGGAAGGGTATCACCTTCCAAGATACCAAAACGGGCCGGGAAGTAACGGCTTGGCAGATTGTAGAGAGGATGAAGAAATGAGTAGAGTATATTTTCATTCGCCGGAAGATACGGCAGAAGTTAGTGGATCAGAGCGGGCCTATATGGGCAGCGTGATAAATGAATTGAGTTTGGCAATCATAAATCCGAAATGGCAAAAGGACAAATTGTTAAGTCTTTTGCCGCCGTCGTGCTATCTCAAGAATGACTATAAATCCGATGTAGATTGGGCAAGGGATTTTAGCATATGGTTTTCCGTTGGAATGGATGGCAATTTTCTCATAGACGGTAAGCACGTTGAATTGTTTGGCCTTGCACTAAATACGGCATATAAACTCGGAAATGACGTCGTCCGCTTGATGGTTCGCATTCATGGGCAATGTGAAATTCACTGTTGGATACCGGGACGCGATAGGGCATGGATTACCGGAATTATTGAGAGCGGACTGCAAACTAATTTACTTCGTAGCGAGATGGGCTGGAACGATGTAATCAAATTGCTCAATCTCAATTCGAAGACACCGGTTGTATTGAGCTACAGTGTTTGCGATGGTTTTCCGAATCCGTATGGCCTGGGCCGCAGTGAAGGTTTTAGCGACAAGTTTTGGGATATGCCATATGAAAAACAGTGGCGATTGGCTTTCAGCGCGCTCAAGAAAAGTCGTGGCGGTCTGAAAATTTGCCGTGAAACGTGGAATGATTTTTACTTCAATGACGGCATGACGGCAATGGACATTATCAATCGGCCAATGCCAAAAGAGAACTGCCCAGAAACGGTAGGCAGCAAATGACTTACCCCTATTACTGGCGCGTCAAATCCCGCCTGCCAGAACGCAAAGGCCAACCGTGCCGGGTGTTGGTGCGTGGCAAGAAAAACAGTTGTTTGGTGGAGTTTGCTGACGGGTACAAGGTTGTGACAAGCCGGAATTACATGAGAAGGATTGAGAGGATAGAGAGATGAGCGACACTAAGACTTGCCCGGAGTGCGGGCACGAGCAGGATGAACACAAACACGCTGGCGGGTGCTTGCATCAAGCCCGTGGCGTATATTGCAAGTGCCCAAGCAGCATACGAGAAATCGAATTGATGCTTGAGTGCGACGAGGCCCGCACTATGGCGCGCAAACTCTACCGCCTGTTATTGTCAGAGTATGGCGATAGCGAGATTGAGAGGCGGATCAAATGAGAAAACTGGACATTGCTCAATTGTACGATCTTGCTATGGCGGAGTTAGACGATTTGCGCGAGCGTGCGGAATTCTACGCAAAGGAACGCGACGATTACAAAAATCGCATTGACGGCACGGCCAACTTGCTATCCGAGTTGCGGCTCAAATATGGAGCCACGAACTTCGAGACATTCCCCGACTTCATCAAGCGGCTGTGCTCGGAGCGTGACGACGCCCGTGCCCTAGCCCGCAAGTATTATCAAACGTGGCGCGAGCTTGATGAGCTATTCGAGATCGGCACGCCAGCGGGCCTTGTGTTTGCACGCCATGAAGTTGCGGTGGAGTTGAAAGAGGCCCGCTCCTGGGCCATCTACTGGCGCAAGATGTTCAATGTCCAGTTGTACGAGAATGCTGTCATGGATTGCAAAGTCTACATTGCCGAAGATGAACGTAGCGAAGCGGTGCGCGACCTGGTGGACGCCGAGAATGAAATCAAGCGGCTGCGATTGCTGATCCTGAATATATGGGAGATGGGCGACATCGAGTTGCCGCGCGTATCAAACAATTTTGGATGCGCCACTTGTGCCTGGTGCTCTGAGTGCGGCGGCGATGTGGTGGTCGTGGAGCACGGTAAATTCCAGTGTGCGGAGTGTGGGAAGTGATGCGCGGATCAACTCTCATTCCCCGCCCAACACCTATAATTGTTGGCGGAAAACTGTACGAGCCGAAAATAATTTGCCATATTTGCGGCAAGGCCGGTATATGGCGGCCCGCATATTACGGGTGGAATGAGGTATTGGGCGAGGTGCTTTGTAACGACTGCGCACACCCGACATTTCATCTGCCAATCATTGAAGATGAGGGGTGTGGAAAGTGATTACCCCTCTTGGATTGGCTGTAATATTCCATGATACATACGAGCGTCTTGCGCCAAGTTTCGGGTATGAAACCAGGAAAGAAACTCGCGCATTCGACCCCGAATCTCCGAACGGTAAACTCATGATTGCCGTGTGTGCGCAAATCCTGGTACGGATTGAACGGGAGATTGAGCGGGAGCGTGGAAGATGAAGCGCCGCAAAAGTATCTACCACGTCTATATCATGATGGCAGAATATGACAATGGCCTAGTGGTGAAGTTTATCCACCACTGGCATCCGGGTTACAGTGAGAGATATTTCTACCGCCCCACCAAATCCAGCCTTGCCCGGCTTGTGGGGATTATGTTTGAGCGCGAGGGAATGGAGTGTGGGAAGTGAGCGATACCGATTACAAAAGAATGTTTGAAAGGCAAGTAGAGATAACCACAAAGCGAGTTGACGAACTCTTTGAGGAGCGCGCCAAGTGTGAGCGGTTGCAGTGCGCACTTAATGCCCTAAAAGAGGCGCTAAGATTGGTGCCCTACGAAAAGGGCGGCAGTTGCAAATGGGAATATGATTGGCGCAACGATACATGGGATACTGGCTGTGGAGATAGTTTCATTGTCATTGACGCAACTCCATCTCAGAACGGCATGCGGTATTGTCCATATTGCGGGAAGGTGATAAATGAGATTATAGAGAAGAGAGCAGAGGAATGATAATGACCCGCCTGACAAACTTTCTCGCCAATCTTGCGCCCTGGTGCGCACCAGCTCCAACCGCCTGGATTGTGGCAGTTGCCACCATGCGCCACCTGGCATGGCCCTGGTACGTTGCCCTTGTCGCCGCCGTCACCATTGAACTGCTTGGCCTGAGCGCAAGCGTCCTGGCGCTGGAGTTTTATTCCTTCAACGCCACGAAGCGCAAAGACGACCCAGCCGCGCCATTCGTCGCCGCCCTGGGGCTGCTGCTGGCCTACGTTGCCACGGCAATTATTCTGACCGTGGCGTTGGACATTGTGCCGCCGCTCGCCCGCTACGCCCCGGCTATCTTCCCTCTGCTCAGCCTTGCCGCGTTCGTCATCCTGGCAATGCGGCAAGACCACGCCGCAAGGGTGGCAGGTGTTGCACAAGATAAGGCAGATGGAAAAGTTGCACGGGCGCAACGCAAGCAGGATGGCATACTTGCCAAACAGCAAGCGCCCGCTGCCATTGTTGCCACGAAGTCACCGGCAGAAAAACCAGACTGGCGCAAATTACCGGCAGAGGACAGGCAACTTATCCGCGATATGACGCCCAAGCAGGTTGCGAAGCAATACGCCGTCAAAGAGCGCACGGCGAGAGGGTGGGTTGTCGCGGCAAGAAGGAATGGGCACGGTGGAATTGAGGTGACGGAATGAGCGAGTTTCAGGTAATCATTCGGGATGCAAACGGGGTTGATTGTGTATTCAACCAGGGAAATACCGATATAAATCTTCCGCGAGTCGGAGAGAAGGTCACGCTTTGGGATGGCGATAGCGACAATCAGGTTGCTTTTGGAATGGTGGAAAGCGTCGAATGGATTTTCGATATCAAGGACGAGAACCCATCGTATTCCGTGTTTATTTTTTTGTCTGACGAGAAATCGCAGGAGGCCACAGAATGACCGACACCCCCACAACCAAACTCAATGAGATCGTCGGCGCGTTTATCAACCGCAAGACCATCACCAACAAGACAAGCGACATTGCCGCCGCGCTTGATATGGGCATGGACATCGAATGGCTCAGCCGGGCGCGCATGGAGTTTATGGCAAACTGCGATTTGGGCCAACGATGGGATGCAATGGCGGCAGGCCCGACGCTGTTCTGTATTGTTGACGGGAAGCTGTGCGACGCTGAAGGGAATGAGGTGACGAAATGACAGATACCATTACCGCCGTATTCGCCATTATCGCCTGGAGCGAGCCGTTCATAGCTGGCGACAAGGGCGCTCTCACCATCCGCCGCCGCGAGAGTGACGTTTACCGCGTCACCTTCCCGAACCAAGCCGCGCTGTGTGCATTCCCTTCGGCAATGCGGGAGGCGATTGCAGCCAATGGCGGCGAGTTGATCCTGTGCGAAGAGATTGAGGCGAAATATGAATAGTGACATTGGCAAAAGCCCGCTTTGCACATGCCCCCGCTGCGGCTTTCAGGCCGGTATTCCTGGGCTACCGTGCGCGTCGTGCGGTAACATTGTTCGCCCCGGAGCCATGATTACAAAGAAGTTTGTCGTTCAGCGAATGCTTAGCCGGCGGCTTGCTGCGCAAAGTGACGAATATATTGACTTCGAAAAAACTGACGCGAGGCAACGCACGGCGATAGACTTATTCCCCCTGTTCAATGATGATCCGCTGACGGTGACTGTCACCGAACGGATGATTGATGATCCAGATAAGCCGTTCCTTGAATTTGAGATTGTCATAACTCTGACGGGAGAGTTTGCAGAATGAACGCCCCACTTTTCAAGGTGGGCCAACGCGTCTATCTTCGTGGGCACGGATGGCTCGGCACGGTTACGCACATCGTAATCGCAGGCGACGAAATATCCTACCGGGTGCGTTGGGGGAGCGAGTCAAGTCTGGTAAGCGAAGGGGAGCTGGAGGCGGCGGGATGAATAACGATGCGCGCAAGGCCCCCTGGTGGTTAGGCGGCGAAATGATTGATATCGGAAATTGTATTGCTGCATACCAACCGAAAGGCGCGGCGAGCCTGGCGGAAAGTTATCAGAATCTTGCTGCGCCCGGATGGGATGCGACTGACGGCTGGACATTCAGCGGGGCAATGTTGAACTACCCAAGCAACGAATGGCGCTGCGCATACTGCCGTCAAGTGAACACCGCCGCTATGCTTTTTTGCGGGCAGCACGAAAATTACGGATGTGGCGCTCCGAGGCCGTAAATGGTTGATAGGCTGATTGAGCCGCCGAACACTTTTCGCTCCCGCCGAATGATTGAGCCGAATACTTTTCATTCGCAGTGAAAGGAATCGAACGGGCCTGATTTGATATGATATTGCAATGTTAACAGCGGGGATAAGTGGTATTATTAAGTCAGGAGATAACGAACATGACTACAGCAACCAGGACGCAGCAAACCGAAAACTCAATCATCGAAATCAAGTTAACCCGCGAAGTCAGCGACAAAGTTAGCTACTCCGATGGATATAACATCAAGACAGGGCGCGAAGTTTACGAGAACTACGATGTCAAAATCACCCTGAAGAACAGCGGCAAGACAATCAAGGTTTCAGGCAAGCCCGGTGGGTTCGCGTTTTTCGCACTGCAAGATAAATACAGCGGCAAATATCCGGACGGTGCACATGCTCGCGTTGGTGATGCTTATGTCGGGAAGAAGTTGTACGATCTTGCAATGGCGATGATTGGCGAACTTGATGCTGAGATTGGGAAAACGGAAGAGCAGACAGAGATTGAGGCGGTGACAGTGCGGGCCGAAGCCAATGCCTACGTCGAAACCGAACCCCGGCACGGCGAGAATGGTTACTGCCGCAAGTGTCACTCACATTGCTACGGCGATTGCAGTGCATAAAAACACGACCAAAAAAAAGGAGATGAGAGAGATGAAAAACCACTACTACGCATGGGCGGGAAACGAGCAGGGCGCATCAACGGATGTCGGGCACGCGTCATCTATCAATGATCTGGCAGCGCAGGCCCGGCACGAATTTGGGTCAGGCTGGACAATCCACATCATGCGGGTCGATATCGATGGTGACGGGAAGAGTGTCATCGGGGAGACCGAGGTCAAGAAATTCACCATTCGATAGAAATCGCATACGAGATTATTCGAGAACGGGCCGCAGTTGTGCAACGGCCCGTTTTTTGTTATAATAGATGGGTAGCACAAAACAATATTTCTGTCAATGGAGATTGATACAAATGGATAATTTCAAGGAATTTATGCAAGATAACTTTTCGTGGGTTACTCGCCTGTTCCGCTCAACGCGCTTTTGGGCGCTGTTCTTCTCTGCCCTTGCCGTGTCGGGGCTGGACATCCCCCCGGAGTGGCAAGCGGTGATCTATTTCCTGGCTGCGTTCACCTATGCGGGCACGACTGCATACGAAGATGCTGCCCAGAAGGGCGCGGCGGTAGAGGTGGTGTTTGATACGCCCGCGGTGGAGTTGGACGTTGAAGATATTGATACGCCGGTGGAATGATGTATTCCGCAACCGATGCCTCTATTCGGTGTCCAAACTGTGGGAGGGGAATGTTATACACTAGCGGGAATGACGCGCGCTATCATTGCGACAATTGCGGGTCGTGGTGGATAAAAACGCTGGCCTTCGCATCGGATGCAACGGGGTGCGAAACATCAACATACACATATCGGATCGTTCAGCGAGGAGAGGAACGGTATGGAAAAATCAGTGACGCCCACAACTATAGAGATAGACGGGATAATGCCAAAGTCTAAACGCTGCAGCCTTGATGGGCGCTTGCGTATGCGCGAATCGTGGAATGCGGGAGCGCATATCATCCCCATGACGCCCGAGGAAAGTGACGAATTTATGAAAGAGTTTTTGAAAACTGCCGGGGCATGGGATGATTGGGAAGAGCCAGTTAACCCGTGGTTTCACGAAGACAAGATTGTCTCATCTGCTGGCGTTGTGACTACTGCCGCGTCGGGCGGAATGAATAACGAAAAGTATATTGTTATCCAGGCCGAACAGACTGACGGGCCGTTTGATATTTACGAGGTGCAATAGTGACACTCTCCCCCCGCGCCAGCCTTGACGCTGACGGCAGGCCCCTGCCACAGCGGCCCGCCATTGCCACCCGCCGCGTGCGGGCGGATCTGATTCTTCTCACCGATAGCACGGTAAAAACATACTTCCCTGACTTCTCTCATTGGAGCGGCGAGATTGATTGGAGCACGGCGGCGCGCTATTTTATGGCGTCCATTTTCAAGGCCAGCGAGAGCGACTGGTTTGTTGACAGCCAATTCGCCGCAAACAAGGCAGGGAGCATCGCACGGGGGCGGGGGTGGGGCGCTTATCACTTCTACAGGGATAACGTTGACCCTGTAGCCCAGGCGGCCCACTTTGTCAACACGGTTGGGGGCGGGTGCAATTTATACGTGTTGGATGTAGAGATAAGCCATAATCATGACAGCGCAAAGGTGCTGGCTTGCCTGAACGAAATCCAACGCCTGACGGGTAAGACGCCTGTCATTTACAGCTCGAAATATTATTGGGCATTCTTGCGGCCCGTGCCTACCTGGATTGGCAACTACGGCTTTTGGACGGCCCATTACGGCACGCTTACCCCATTGGCCCCGACAGGCGCACACATTGAAGCGCACCAGTACGGCGTGACGGGCACTATCCCCGGCGTGCCCGAATTGGGCTGTGACGAAAACTTCTTTTACGGCAGCGCGGGCGAAATGTGGGAATGGTTCATGGGTGACGCGACGCCGCCGCCCGAAGAGTACCATGTTTACCTGCCGATTGTGAGTAGGGAGGGGTAGAGAATGAGAAAGAACGATGTATTTGTAAGTGAGACATGTATGGTCGTGAAGTTTGGCGCGTGTGACATGTGCCGTGTCATAAAGCGCGTTGCTGTTTGTGAGCTTCCGCACCGGGGATGTGTTTACATTTGCGCAGACTGTGCCAAAGGAATTGCTGAATCCGTCAGACGAATTGAAGATACGGATACGAGGATGGCATGATGGATAATCCGCAAGCAGTCATTGAGCAACTTGTCAAGAATGGCGCTAAATGGTTAGTACCCGAAGAAGTCCGCGCGCACGATAGGCGCTTCATCGAGCAATGCAAGGCGCTTACACAGGCGGTGAAAGATGCCTGCCTTGTGTTCGATGAAGCGGGCGCGGAGTTTTTAGAGGCACAGGATGCGTGGGAGGAAGGCACAAAATGAGCGATAGCACAAGTGGCCCAATGGCATACAACATCGGCAATAACTATTGCCCAATATGCGGAAAGCCGTATTGCTACTTTGACCCGATTGGCAACATAGAAGATCGGATTTGTAAATGCAACAAGCAATCATTTTCGCCAACGGGCTGGATTTGCCCCCGTTGCGGCAAGGTAAACGCGCCGTGGGTTTCGGGGTGCAACTGCCCGAATTGCACCGTGACAATTTCGGGCGGGGATGTGCCGGTGATTATACCGAAAGACATAAAAGGTAGGGAAGGGTGATGAGATGAGCACCAGAGGCACAATCTACCATAACGACAGTTTTCACGTCTACCACGAATACGCAGATGGCCTTGTGCATATCGAGCTCGTGGTGAGCAATGATAAGGCAAACAACACTGTAGATATCGGCTTCTCACAAGCAGAGTGGGATGATATCGAAAAGAAAATAGCCGAAGGTTACATCAAGAGAATGGGGTGGGTATGTCATCCGTAAAGGAGCATAAAATGGGATCGCCAGAAACAATCTACAAATGCCGTTTCTTTTTGATCGAGCGTTGGGGCGGGTTGCGCCCGGCATTCAAACAGTATCCGAGCGGGGAGCGCTATGTTCCCGTTGCGCTTGGCTTCTGGCTTCGCGCGCCCGAATGGGCGGGGTGGATGTTGCGCCGTGACCGACCCCATTAAGTTCACCGCCGCGGTTGCGAAGGTGCAAAGCCTGGCTGATGGCGGCTTGCGCGTGACGTTGGATTTGGGAGAGGATGCAATCATGCAAGCCGCTCAGTTGATGGAGTGCAAGCGGTGGGGCGCGGTGCTGGAAGTGACGGCAGAACCAAAAGAACAGGAAACTTTGACGGATTTGGACAATGAGACTAAAAAAGAGCCAGAAGGAAGCGGTACTAACCTGGATAGTAGAAGGCGTTCAATCGGACGAAATAAACGTTCGGGCGGCTAGTTTCGATCCGCCGTTTAGCGTTTCTCGTCAGCAGGTTGATTACTATCGCAAGGCGCGCAAGATTGATATTGACGCAATCAAGTCAATTGACGAAAAGAACGCGCTTGTTTCTGGTTACGCACTCAAAGAACATCGGGTATTCAAGCTCTCTATCTTGGCCGCCTTGATGGAGAAGGATTTATTCGGCGGCTTCATTTGGACAGACCAGGTGAAAGGCGTTGGCAGTGGTGACATTGCAGAGATTGTTGACTACGAGGAGTTCAACGCGGCAGAGATAACGCAGTATCGCGGCGTGTTGGATGACATCGCAAAAGAGACGGGGGGGCGGGTGCAAAAGCAGGACGTCACCAGCGGGGGCGAGCCGCTCAAGATTATCAGAATTGGAATTGATACCGATAAGGTATAAGGCGCATGGGCTACACCATCATGGCTGGCGAAAATATCAAGGATGCAAACTATGCCCCATATGGCGGGGCACTGGACTTGATGTATTCGCACGAACCGGAGGTGATTATTGCCGGGCCGGCTGAAACTGGCAAAACCATTTCGGCTTGCTGGAAAGTCCATTTACTTTGCAGTAAATACCCCGGCGCACAGCTTGCCATCGTGCGCAAAACACAAAAGAGCGTCTACGGTTCTGTACTGCAAACTTTCCAGCGCGTCATTGCTGGCGCACCCGTTGAACCATACGGCGGTAAAACTCCGGAGCGATACCTTTACGCCAATGGGTCAGTGGTATGGATTGGCGGGCTGGATAACCCAGATAAAGTGTTGTCATCTGAACGAGATGGCATTTACGTAAACCAGGCAGAGGAATTGATACTGAACGACTGGGAGTTGTTGACCACCCGCACTACGGGCCGCTCTGCCGTCGTGCCATATCCGCAATTGTTTGGTGATGCCAACCCATCCATTAGCCGTCACTGGATTTTGCAGCGGGCAGCAGCAGGTGCGCTGAGACTGATAAAGTCAGTCCACCAAGACAACCCCACTCTTTACAACCGTGACGGCACCCTGACCGAACAGGGCACCCGCACGCTTGACAGGCTGAGTAAGTTAACCGGGATGCGATACAAGCGGTTATACCTGGGGGAGTGGGCCAAAGCAGAGGGCGCGGTATTCGAGGCGTTTGATCGTGATATTCACGTCATGGCGCGCAACCCGGCAGAGATGCACTTCTGGTGCCTGGCAGTTGATGAGGGCTACACCAACCCGGCTGTTGTGCTGTTGATTGGCCTTGACGCTGACATGCGTTGGCACGTCGAAAGCGAGTTCTACCAGACCGGCGCGCTACAGTCTGCCGTCGTCAAGGTGATCGAGGATTACCACAAGCAACATCGGATTGCCGCCGTGGCCGTTGACGCTGCTGCCGCCGGCCTGATTGCCGACCTGCAAAACGAGGGCATTCAGGCAAAAGGTGCAAAGGGGCGGGTGCTGGACAGGATAGCATTTATCCAAGAATTGTTGAAGGTGCAAGGGGATGGACGCCCGCGCATGACCATTGACCCATCCTGTGTCAATACGATCAATGAGTTTGAAAGTTACGTTTGGCAGGATAACAAAGAAGCGCCCGTCAAGGAAAACGATCACAGTATTGACAGCGTTGGCTACCTTGCAACGTGGCTGTTTCTGCAAGAAGTGACAATGCAACGAGTAATGTTCAACGACTATAAGATCGGCCCGGACTATTAGACTAGGGAGCAATGAAATGAAAATGACCAAACTAAAGCACGTCAACAAGATGCTTCAGTATCTTATTGAAAAGACGCACACTTACGAATGGGAGGTGAAACTATCAAGCAAGGGGGAGCGCACTTTGATAGATTTTGTTTGTGGTAAATTCTCACACAGTATGCTGTTGCTAGAAGAAGCATCCCTGGATTATGTACTGGCGGCGGTCGCCACGATGTATCTAGCAGGGAACGATAGCGGCCCCAAAGAATTGAAATGCGATGCGTGCAACAAGCGCGCAGATATGCCCTATCGCGACAAGATCAATGGAAAAGAATATGTATTGTGTGACATATGCCACTTCAACTTAGAGCAGATAGGCCAGTTTCTTGCATTCAGGTGTCACATTGATATGTGGATAGACAGCGCGATTGAACCGGGGTGAGAGATGGCAACCAATAACCTTTGTTCACAGTGCGATGCACGCAAAGAACGCGATGAAGCTATTGACATGGCGCGCGACTACCGCAACCAAAGAGATGTCGCCCTGGCAGAGGCGCGCAAGTTGCGATGGGAGCGGCTTGGCTTTCGCGTTGATCGGCCCGACCTTGTTGAGGCCCAGGCAGAAATAAAGCGACTGAAAGAGCGCCTGGAAGTCGAAGGTAAACTAGTCGAAGCGATGGCCGCGTATATCAAGCCGATGTACGGGTGCGATACGCCAGAGCGGGAGGAAATACTATTCGTTACATGGTGCAAAAAATGTAACCAGTTTACACAACATCGCTATCTTCCCAACGGCGAGCTAGAGTGTATATGGAGTGTGTAAAATGACAGACATAACCATTGAAGATGGGGCGCTCAGCAGACAATATTGGATTTGCGAAGATGCAATGTTATGCCATGACATTGGGTTTATGGAGTCAATCATCAAAAGACTATCACCACATTGCGCTGAGATTGTGCACGAGTTTTGCGTGATGTATTTGGAAGCCGAAAAAAAGCACGTCATTAGCGAGGCCCATCGTTATTATGAGTTGAAGCAAGGCAGAAAACAGGAGTAATCAAAAATGACACTACGCACACGATTAGCAGAAGCACTTGGCGGCAAAGACCTGCGCGCCGAGCAGGACAAGCTCAAGGCTGGCATGGCCGCCCTGTGGGGCGCTTACCTTGACGGGCCTTACGAATTGCCGCCAGAGGAGCTGCTGCGCCAGTTGCACGAATATGACTCGGCCATCCTTCAGGATTTGGTGACACAGCTTGAATGGGAGAAGGTTGGCGCCGTCTCTACCTACGGGCAAGACACCGATGCCGAGCGCATCCGCGTGATGAATGAGTGCCGCCGCCTGTGGCGTTACGATCCGCTGGCAAGTTGGATCATCAACACCTGGACCAACTTCGGCTTCGGGCAGAACGTCATCATCACGCCGAACGATGAGGCCGCCGCGGAAACCTGGCAAGAGTTTTGGACGGCAGACAGGAATGAACCTATCCTGGCGGCCGATAACCAGCACGAAATGAGCGACACGGTGTTGGTGGACGGTGAGACGTTCCTGGCCTTCTACGTATCGAAGCTTGACGGCAAGGTGACGGTGCGCACCTTTGACTCGTCTGAGGTGTCAGAAGTCATCACCGCGCCGAATGACAAGCGCGTGCCGTTGTTTTACAAGCGCCAATGGACTGAGACGAACGGCAGAACGCAAGAGGCATACTACCCCGACGCCAGCGCCTTGATGTCTGCCGATGATTACAGCGACGAGATGGACGAGATTATCAAGACTGCCAGGATCACCCGCGCCGACGAGATGGATGACAGCACATCCGTTTGTGTCTTGCACATCTCACACAATCGCAAGTCGGGCAATCGTGGCTGGCCGATCATGTCCAGCGGCACGGCCTGGGCCAGGGCACACAAGCAGTTCAGGGAGAACCGGGTGGCCGTGGCTGCAGCGGTGGCAATGTACGTCAATAAGCTCAAGGTACAAGGCGGCAGCCGGGCAGTTGAGTCCGTGCGCGCCAAGTTGCAAAGCGCCTTGAGCAGCACGAATTACAGCGACACCAACCCCGCCGCCGCGCCGGGTAGCACCTGGCTTGAGAACCAATCGGCGGATCTGACGCGGCTCCCGTTGGGCAGCGGGGCGGGGGATGCCAAGACTGACGGCGAGGCGCTACTCCAGATGGTGGGCCTGTCGGGTGGGCTGTTCCCCCACTGGCTTGGCGTGGGAACGTATAGGCTTGCAAGCGCGACAAGTATGGATCAACCACAATACCGAAACTTCGACCGCTACCAGCAGTTTTGGTCGGCGCAATTCAAGCGCATGGTGCGGATCGTGCTTTGGGCCAGCAACGAATGGGGCGGCACGAATTACACAGACTTTGGGGCGGAGGTCAACATTGACACCCTGCTTGAGACTGACATCCCTGCCCTGACAGGCAACGTCACAACCTACATGGCCCAGGTCAGCGCGATGGTATCCGCCAATCTCATGCCCACGCCAGAAGCAAAGCGAACCGTCAACTATCTCAACCGTATGCTTCTTGAAGCCTATGGCGATGAAGATGTAAACGAGATTGCACCGGAAGACGAAGCCTATTTCAACGCAGAACCAGCGCCAGCCCAGACAACGCCAGCCACGGCGGGAGAGACCGCGCCGCCGCCCAATGCAAAGGCGCTCAAGCGGATTGCCGCGCTGCGCGAGCGGGTGTTGAAGCTGGCGGAATAGGGAACATAGTTTAGAGAAGGGAGCATATCATGGCAATTCGAGAGGACTCGCCGTTCGACAAAATGAATAGGGCAATGGCGGATTTTGCTGACGCGTTGGGGGTGGAGCCTGACCCGCCGGTTGAGTTGACGCTATACGAGAAGGCGCTGGATTTGGTAGCCAATGGGATTGCATGGGTACTGTGTACCATCATGTTCCCGCTTGTCGCCGTGTGGGTGGGCCTTGAGCGCGCCATTGAGCGGGTCGCCAATGCTATGGCGGATATAGATGACTAGGAGCACAGAATGAGCAACGAAAAAGATACCCGCATTTCCGGCATTGTTCTCGCCATAGTCCTGGCTCTGCTTGCCGCCTGGTGCATTGCCGGTATTGCCGCAATTTTCACTGCTTTATAACCAGAAAGAGGAGTGACAGAATGAACGATAGAAATATCCCCATCGGCTTGACTATTGTCATGGTGTTCGCTTTCTTGGTAGCCTGTGTGTACATACTTGCCGCGGCGTGGTCTGTTGATGAGGCGAGGGCGGCCTCGGCGGAGGTTGCGTCTACTCAGGCCACGCGCTACGTATCGCAATTCGTCGCCATTGATCCGGGCAAGTGCGAGACCTTCCAGCACGGCCTACCGCCGCGCCCGATGATTGTCCAGGTCTGGTATTACACTGGCGATTATGCGACCGTCCCACCGGAGCCAGTTGTCAGACAGTGGCCCGGCTTCTACTCTGTTGACCGCTATCACGTCACTGTTTGCAATGACACGTTAAGCGAAGTCGCCAGAGTCCAGGTAGTAGCTGACAGATAAGGACAATGCCATGATTGACCTACGTCCCGTCAAGATCGTTGACCGTCGCTTCAACAAGTTTTATGTGCCCGCCATTCGGATGGATGGGCTGCCCGCACGTATCAGGATATCACGTCGCTTTTTCAAGCGCGCCACTGAAGCGACCGCCTACGCCAGGCGCATGATTGAGCGGTACGAGAGATTGACAGGAACAAAACAGCCATGAGTGACGTCTCATTACTTCTCGAATTTACCCCTGGCCAGGACGTTGGCGGCATTCAGAACGAGTACGAGATCCGCCTCTACGTTGCGCTGGTAGACTACCTGGAAGATACCCGAAGCGTTGCCACGTTTGAGAATGCCTTCAACCGCGCCGTAAATGACGCCTTCACCCTGGCCTTTGTCGCTGGCAAAGCAGACGCCGGTAACGGCGATCCGCTTACCGAAGATGAAGTTGACTGGCTGAACGCACGCATCGGGGCGGAATTGGGCTTTGCCGATACCCTGTGGACATCCGCCAAAGCATTGCGCGACAGTGACGACTACACCCCTCAAGCGGGCGAAGCTTTTGCCGCTGCGCACGCCGTAAGCTATGCCAGCACCATCCCCGGTATCTACTCAGAAGGCAAGCTGCGCGGCGCGCTGAACAAGTTCCTGACGTTCGATGGTGATGACGGCGCGGAAAGCTGCCAGACGTGCCAAAGCCTGAAAGGACGGCGCAAGCCTGCGAAGTGGTGGGTTGAGCAAGAGTTGATACCAGGGCAGGCGGGCAATCGTAATTATGATTGCGGCGGGTGGAATTGCCAGCATTACCTTGTTGACGATGACGGCGCCATCTTCGCCGGTTACGGCTCGCTGGATTGGGCCGGGGAGAGCGCGGGCGAATTGAGCCAGGCGTTTGTAGAGTTTATGATAGGTGGTTCTGTAACCGTCAGCAGGATAGGCGAGGGCGGGCCGGGGAGTGGTAACTTTGGGCATAGTGGCGTACCGGGGCAGATCGGAGGGAGCGGGCCGGGTGGGGGTGCTGGAAAGGTTCTCTCTATGACGGGGGACGAGTCCTTTTATTCTGCCGACACAGAGAGAATATTGATTTTCTCGGATGACGGTGAACAATTATATGATGTCTCTTCTGGAGATGAACACGAAGTAGATACATCTTCTATAAATGCAGAGGATGTGGTTGACGCACACATGATACACAATCATCCGTCTGCCGACCTGGGTTCTGACACATGGACTTTTTCTGACAAAGATATAGACACCGCCGCCGACGCCAATCTCGCGTCCACAACCGTAACTGGAAAATACAGAACATACACGATAAATAGACCAGAGAAGGGATGGGGAAATCATGCCGAGGCCATGAAACAGGCACAAGCAAAATTCAAATGGTCTGACAAATATGTTTCCGATATGCTAGGATATAGAGAGGGTGTCTTTGGGGATTCGCCAGAACAAATGAATAGAGACGCCCGGAAGTTCTGGCGGGCATATGCGGAAGCCATAGAGACAACATACGAGGAGACGAAAAGAAAATGATATTACTAGAGGTTCCAGGGATTATTGGTCGCACCATCATTGTAGTGGACTTTGCTAGACTTGGCGGCCTCTTCGGGGTACTGTGCCTGCCAATCACTCAGGGCCTGCTCGTAGGCATTGCGTGCGGCGATGGTGTGCTGGGCGCTCTCTTCGTTGCGCTCGGCCTGGCGGTACTCGGCTTCGGCCTTAGCAACTTTTCTGTAAGCGACCATTGCGGCGGTGGCGGCGGTAGGGCCAGTTGGGTTGAATTTCTTGGCATCCAGGATGGTGATAATCTCGGCCTTGTGGCTGCGAATAAACTCAATTTCGGCGGCGGTGGGGCTGCCCTTGAGTGGCTGCACGCCCTGGTGCCCGTTCTTTTCGATCTCGACCAGTTGGTACTTGATGATAATTGTTTTGACGTCCATTTTGATCTCCTGATTAACTTAATGATACATCCATTTTCTCGTTGTAACATTGCAAATTCATATCAGATAGGGAGCGCAGTGACATGACAAACAAATTTAACGCCGCTGATATTACCTTGATTGTGCAACTCGGATTGTGCATAGCATTTTGCTTGATTGCCCTTACAATAATCGGTGTGGGGCTTGCGCTTTCCAGCGACTTGATGTCTGGGCTTGGACTGTTGGCGATTGTCGCCGCTATCATCGGACTCGCGTCATCGTTGGTAGCGGCGGCTTTTATCATTGAGCATATTGGAGCGCAACCCCATGACCGATGACCCCACCCAACACAAGAGCGAAACGCTTGCCCCCTGGCCGCGTTACAACGAGAAGAATATCAACGCGCTGTTTATCAGTTCTGAGACTGACGAACGCGACGCCTTCCTGCGCTTGATGCGTGACGCCATCCTGGCAGAGCTTGACGCTATCGAGCGGATGCTTGGCATGGTGCCCACCACGGCAGACATCCGCAAGCAGTTCAGGCGCAACGGGAGCGGGAGGTGATCTGTGGCAAGCAGTGATATTACCATTCGCCTACCAGACGACCAGTTACAAGAGCTATTCGAGCGCCTTGTAATTCACTGGCACGAAAAGGCCACCCACCCCGCCGCGTCAGGCTGGTACATCACAGGCAACACCGAAACCGGCGTAGTTGTGCCGCGATACTTCAGCGACAAGGATAACTCGTGGTGGCTGTTGACCGTGCTCAGCAGCACGCCGGACAGCATGTTTGACATCTGGACTGAGTTGCCAGAATTACCAGAGGAGGATGAGAAATGATTAGTTTATTATGGAATAATGAGCACCAGTCGGTCTTCTACCAAGCCTATGGCACAAATATCTACACAAGCATGGTGATCGAAAAGGTTGAGGCAGAAATTGACAACGGCTTCCCAACCGGAAAATGGATTATCGCTGCCAGCGGACGACTCCCGGACATGGCTTTTGTCTTTGATATCGAGAGCGTTGACGGCTTGAGGGTTGGATACATTGAATGCGGCGATCCGTCAAAAATTACAAACTGTGATCGTATTGAATTTGACGAGATAGGGCTTGTGAAATTCGAAAGCCTGTTTATTGACGAAAACAAATCCAGTGTAGTGCTGAGGGCGCGAATACGCGCGGTGGTAACAGGGAATTATACCCTGTGGCGTAATGGAGGAAAATCATGATTACCGTCACCTTCGCCGTTGTCTTTTGGGATGTTGCCCCCGAACCGGGCCGCGTTTTAGGCGTGATGTTGTGCAAGTACAAGACTTGCGGAATGTACCGCATGACGTTTGAGAGCGAAGCTGACGCGCTGGCCTATCCTGACAGTCTGCGCGAGGAACTGGAAAAGCGCGGCGGGGAGTTGGTTGCGTGTCAGAGATTGTTGGGGTAGAATTAACTGTGAACGTGCAGAATAACAGGTAAGATTGTAACGAAAGGGAGCGCACCATGAAAAAGACAGAAATTATCCGAACTCTCGCCGCCTCTGTTATCGAGTTGCAGGCCCAAAACGTCCGGCTCTTGGCCGAACTCGAAAGAGCTACAATGGAATTGCTTGAGGCGGAGGCCGAAAACGAAAAGTTGGAACTGCAAATAAGGGCGGTTTTGGCGCGAGAAGAGGCGCCAGAAGACGTGTGCCTGGGCGCCGCTGGTATTACCGTTGCCAAAGCAATTGGCCTTTGCCCGGAATGCTTTCACAGCACCATGCAGCACGATCACCGGGGATGTCATTACTCAAGCGAGGACAACCCAATCGCTTGCAAATGTCACCGCCACACCAAGACTCTCGTTTGCATCTGTGGGAAGGTTTATGAACACGTCAACCGGGCAGAGTATCACATCAAATGTGTGTGCGGCGTAGAGTGGCGCAAGGGGTGGGCGAGCGACACAGGCCGGAAGGATGACTGGTATTGCACCTGTGAAAATCCAGAAGGATATACTAAGGTGGGTTACGGTGAAATTGTTTCTTTGCTTGACGGTGCGTTTATAGCGCAAGTCGAACCGCTCATGTGTGAAACATGCGATAAGCCGGTCAAGTGTGCGATGTGTGATAAGGTGGCCGAAACCGTGGTAGGTCATCCTATCCCGGTATGCACAAAACATGCCGGGGTGATAGAGCAATGCGCTTAACATTGCAAATTCATATCAATTGCCAGTTGCAAAGCGGGCCGAATTATGATACACTATAAACGAAAGTGATAATCATTTTCAGTTACGCTTAACTCGTGGCGGGGCTGACTGTCTAACAGTCGGCCCTTTTTATAACCGGCGCAAAGGCAAGACAACTCAATACACGGCTACGCTTTATCCTGGTGGGGCTGTTTTCTCGAAAGAGAGAGCGGCCCCACTAGCTTTTTAAGGAGTAACGATGCTACCGATCTACCCAACCATTTCGAACCCCGTAACACTGCGTGCCAGCGCAGCCCTGGCAGCGGCGGGCGCATGGGACGCGGCCCCCACAGAAGTCATTATCGGCACGACTTCCCGCATCATGCTCTATTTCGAATACACCCGCGGCGCGGCGGGCGGCGCGTTTGACTGGAAGATTGAGACGGCGCTACCCGCGGGCACCGACTGGTATCAGACCACCATCGAAGCGCCCGGCGTGATGATTGCAGGCGCAGACGTCCAATCTTTCGTACAGCGCAACTATCGAACCTACAGCTCAACCGCCGCGGCAGTCGAGCGTTTCGTCTATGGCCCTGTCGAAATAGACGCGGTGGAAGGCTGGCGGATTGCAGCCCGCGAGAGTGGCGTAGTCGGCACGCCCGGCACGCTTGAGATTATGGCAATGATTGACAACATCGGAACTGGCGGAGGCGGCTAATGTCCATACCCCTGACAACCACTACAACCCCCGTACTGAACGGGATGCTCGCTGACGCCGCTTTTGTCATCGGCGTTGAAGGCGGCAACGTTATCAATGTCGGCATTCAATTCCAGAACGCCGCCGGGTCTGACATCACCAGTCAGGCTTCGGTGCTTTTCTACCTGGCCGATGACGCCAATGGCAACGTGCCTTCTGCCACTGCCCCGGATGGTGGCATTGCAATCGGCGCTGACGGCGCAATGATTGAATGGACGGCCAACCTTTCGGGCCTGTTGACAAGCGAAGCCGATGGTGACATTGACATTGATCTGACAGAATCGGGCGTTGCAACCTGGTATCTGGTGCTCATCATGCCCAACGGCTCGCTGGTCATTTCCGGCGCGATCACATTTGCGTAAAGGGTACACACTATGCCTAAAAACCGTGGTTTCAAAGTACACATCAAAGAGCTTGACGCCCCGCCCGAAACGGCTGACCTGTCCGAGGCCGTCACCATCAAAAACCAGGCCAAAAGCTTACTGAAGTCTATCACCGCCCTGCTGACCGACAAGGCGCTGCCGTCTGGCGTGCGTAGCTCGCTTGAGACCGCCAGCGAAGCGATGCGCAAGAATTGGGCGGATCTGGCGACCGAGGCCGACGAAGAAAGCAAGGCCAACACTCAACCCGCCGAAGTGGAAGAGGTCATCAAGCAGGTGGACGGCAAATGGTATTTATACACCGCTGACGGCAAGCAAAAGCTCGGCGGGCCGTATGACACCGAGGAGGCTGCCGAGAAGCGCGAGAAACAAGTGAAGATGTTTCAGAGCCAACCAGAAGAGGCGGCGGCAGGAACAGAGGTGGCGGCAAATGCAGAGGCTGAACCGCCCGCCGAACCGAAGCCGAACGTAAGCGAAGCCTATGACAGCCTGGACGGCATGGCCCAACGCGTGCGCAGCGCATTCGAGGCGCAATACCCGCAACTGTTCAATTACCAGATTATGCAGTCTGGCACGTGGTGGGTTGCTGACGTTTATGCAGGCCATGCCGAAATGGGCAATGCCCTGGTGGCTCATGCGCAAGGCAAGTGCTATGCCATCGGCTACACAATGGATGACACTGGCAACTTCCAGTTTGCCCCCCGCTCTGATTGGCAAGAAGTCTTGATGACCTACCGCCTGGTAGCTACCCCTTCCGCCATTGGCGCAGCGGCAGAGACGGCGGACAGCGACACTTCGATCACCGCTTGCACCATCCCCGTCACGCCCACCGACCCGCCAACTGAAGCCGAAGCGACCACGCCAACCGAAGCGCAGCCAGAAGCGCCCGCCGATGAGCCATTGACCGAGAGCCTGGCGGAGAGCTTTGACGGCGCAGACATCACCCTGGCAGAGGCATCACCCCAACTTGACGCCAGCCGCTCCCCGCTTACCCTTGACGTGGCGCTGATCCGCCCCGGCTTTGGCAACAAGAAAGACAATCATTATTACAGCCGGGATATGCTCGAAAAGTATGCCGCCGTGTTCACGGGCGCAAAGATGTATCTCACCGACCACAAAGAGAATGAGCGCAGCGTGCGGAATGAAGTCTCCGTGATTGACGGCATTGACCGTTATCGCGAGGACGGCACGCCGATTGCCCGTGTGACAGTATTCGACCCCAACTTTGCCGAGAGCGTCCGGGCGCGTGCCCAGGCTGGCAAGCTGGATACTTTGGAGTGCTCAATCTTGGCAGATGGAACGGCCCGCCGCGGCACGGTTGACGGTAGGGAAGCAAAGATCGTGGAAAGCATCACGTCCGTTCGCGCCGTGGATTGGGTGACGCGGGCGGGCGCGGGTGGTCACGCCATGAGCATCGCAGAAAACGAAGATGCAGCGCCCGCTGAGACACCAGCGCAGGCAGAACCCACCCCGCCCGCCCCGGTACAGCCGCCCCCGCCACCCGCCGCTTTGCAAGAGGCGCAGGTGACGGTGATCCTGTCCGAGAGCAAACTGCCCACTGAGGCGCAGGAATGGCTCGCTGAGGCGGAGTACTTTGACGAAAGAGAGTTGATGGACGCCATTACCAAAGCGCGCAACCGTGTCAAGAAAATGACGGGCAGCGGCAAGCCGTTTGCCCACGGCGCAAAACTGAACGAAAACGAACCAACCGACCCCGAGGCAGCCAAGCGGCGCGGTGATGAACGCTTCCGCCGCATCATGCGTGAAGTGGGCCAAAACATCTAGAAAAGGAGTGTGAAGAAATGACCGCAAGCGTTACCTATCTCTACACCGATACGAACTACGAACAAGCCAGCGGCCCGCTGACCGTTGTCCAGTGCCACGAGTCTGACATCTGGCCTATCGCTGATAACTCTATCAGCGGCGTCAAGGACACCATCGGGGTTGGCAAGCACCCCGTCGTGGCGATTGGTGGCCGCACCGCCGCCCTGGGTCGCCCCTTGAACATCACCGGGGTGGTATTGAGCTACACCGCGGGCAGCACGACCGCCCTGGGCACCGTGCGGGTCAACATTGCCGATGGTTACATCGTGCGCCAGTATGTCAACAACATCCTGACCTACAACGGCGGCAACCCGGCCACCTACCAGACCGCCCCTATCCCCGGCCTGCCGGTCTACGCTGACGACAGCGACGACCTGAGCAACGGCGTCACCCTGAGCATGTCCCCGCTCAATAGCGCCGGGCTGAAAAACCCCCAGGTGGGCGTGCTCTGGTATTGCCAGGATGAGTATGCCGACAGCGGTGTGGGTGGCCCGAACATTACCAGCCCCTTTGACGTATCACTACCCAACGCCGCAACCGAGCAGGTTTACTGCGTGCTGCTCTTCAATGGCTCGCGCGAGTTGGCTTAAGACTGACTAACAGGAAAGGATAAGTTTATGGCAAACGAAACATTTTTCGCAGGAACGGACTGGCAACAGTCCAGCGGGCCTTACACGGTTGTACAAGTCCACGAGTCGGATATCTGGCCTATCGCCGATAACTCAATCAGCGGCACGAAAGACGCCATTGATGAGGGCTTGCACCCCGTGGTAGCCATCGGCGGACGTACTGCCGCCCTGGGCCGCCCGCTAAACCTTACCGGCGTTGTGGTGAGTTTCACCGCCGGCTTAACCGTCCCGTTGGGTCTGGTGCGCGTCAACATTGCTGACGGCTTCATCGTTCGGCAGATTGTCAACAACCACCTGACCTATGGCGGCGAAACCTACGAGACGACCCTTGTACCCGGTTATCCCGTCTACGTGGACGACAGCGCCCAACTCAGCGAAGGCGTCACCCTGAGCTTCTCGCCCCTGAACAGTGCCGGCGTCAAGAACCCGCAGGCAGGCGTTTTGTGGTACTGCCAAGACGAATACGCCGATAGCGGCGTGGGTGGCCCCAACCTGGCGGCTACCTTTGATACAACCTTGCTCAACTCAGAAGTTGAACAGGAATTTTGCGTGCTGCTCTTCAACGGCAGCCGTGAACTGGCCTAAGCGAAAGGAGAAACAACTATGCGTAAAATTTTGTATGCCCTGAAGGAACTCCGCAAGGGCCAACTGAGCGAAAACGCAGCCACCCCCGAACGGCTGGCAGAGGTTGAGGATAAGTTTGCTTATCTCGACCAGGAATTGAACGGCATCAAGGGCGCGGGCACGAATGAGCACCTGGCCGAAGTGATGACCAGCGGGGACTTCACCTATGCGATCCAAGAGTTTGTCCAGCGCCTTGCCCTGCCCGGCTACCAGAAGATGGAATTTAACTTCGAGCCGCTTGTCAAGATGGACACCCTGCCCAACTACCTTGCCGTCGCCCGCTACCAGAACCGCGGCGGGCTTGACGACCTGGAGTACGTTGGCGAGAAAGGGCCGGCGCGTGCCGGTTCGGTTGACGACGCCACCAAGAAAAGCTACCAGGTGTACCGCTGGGAAAAGCAGTTCGACTTCTCCCACGAAGCCCTTGTCAATGACGACCTGGGCTACTTCAACGATGTTGCGGTCAAGATGGGCGAGGCGGCTCGCCGCACTTTGGAGAAATACGTGAGCCGCATGTACACCAACGCCACGACCATCGCCCGCCTGGTGGCCCTGGGCGCGCTGTACAGCCAGAATGGCCGCCTGACTTCCACCCGCATCAGCGAGGCGCGCATGGCCTTTGGGCAGCGCACCGACGCCCGCGGCGAGCCGATCAACGCCGACCTGGCTTACATCGTCTACCACCGCGGCCTGGAAGACGTGGTGAACACCATCAAGGCCAGCCAGCTTGTTCCTGAGTTGGCGACCAACGCGGCCAATGTGGTGCGCACCGGCTGGATTGGCATCAAAGACCCCTACATCACCGGCACGGCCCCCAACCTGCCCTGGTATGCCTTCACCGCCAATACCTCGGGCATCGTGCCCTTCGTTCTGGCCCGTCGCCAGGGCGTGCCCGGCCCGCTCATCCTGCGCAAGAAGTCAGACGTTGAGTCTGTGACCAGCATCCTGGGTAATGGCACGCCAGTCAACCCCGTCTGGGGTGACTTCGAGAGCGGCAACATCGTGCTGAAAGTGCTGGACGTCTGGGGCACCTTCATTGACGGCACCGACGGCAATCTGTTCGATCACCGCGGCGCTTACTATTCCAGCGGCACTGCCGTATAAGTCTAATCAAAAGGGAGCATTGAAATGACTGATAAAAACGAACTCGAAACCCGCGTCAAGCAACTAGAGGCAGCCTTGCGCCGCCTCGGCGTGCCTATGCCGCGCGAGCCGGGCGACAAGCCAAATCCGGATTTTGTTCAGCACGGCTCCGCGGCTCATGCCGCTCTGATTGGCCTGGTAGATGTGACCGACCCTGTGCAAACCAAGAAAGACGGGCACATCACCTATACCAGCGCCAAGACTGGCAAGACCTACCGGCTGGAAGACCAGATTACGCCATTTATGAACTACCCTGACCCTGGTCAGGTGGCGAACCTGGTGCTCCAGCAAAAGGTATCTGCCTTCGAGAGCGGCCCGCCGAGCGCACCCAAAGACGCCCCGCCGCTGTGGACGCCTGAAACTGTTTGAAAAGGAGCGAAATACATGCTACCACAACTTAAACTCCCCCCCTGGTTTGGTGGGCAAATGGGCGTGCCGGGCAGCGACTCTTCGCAGGGCCTGCGCACCGTCGCGCAGGGCAATGTGTATTATGTGGATAATACGCACCTGAACACTGGCGCGAACCATGACGGCACCGACCCTAACTATCCATTGACCACGATCGACGGGGCGATTGGCAAGTGCGTCGCCAACCGTCACGACTGGATTATCGTCGGCTCAGGCCACGCCGAAAGCATTGCCACCGCTGCGGCTATCAACTGCGACATGGCTGGCGTCTATATCCTGGGCGTTGGCACGGGCCAGAACCGCCCGCGCATCACCTTCACGAATGCCCTTTCGACCGTTGCAATCGGCGCGGCCAATGTCACCATCGAGAACATCCTGTTCCTGGTGGGCATTGACAGCGTGGCCGTGATGATTGACGTCAACGCCGACGACTTCACGATGCGCAACTGCGAGCTGCGCGAGAATACCGCCGTGGCCATGCAATGGCTCACGGCGGTGGATATCAACGGCGGCGGGGCCAACCTGGCCGACCGCGCCAAAATCTACGGCAACAAGTTCATCTCCGAAGCCGCCGGGGCCAATCATGCAATCGAGATTGGCGCAGTTCAGGACGGCGTTGAGATCGTCGGCAACTGGATCACGGGCGACTATGCGGTCGCGGGTATCCATTCCGGCTCAATCCTGACCAACATGCTGCTGACCGGTAACTACATCCGCAACGTCAACGCTGGCGATTGGGCAGTGGAACTGAGCGCCGCCGCAACCGGCATGGCAATCGGCAACCGCTTCTACGCTGACGCCCTGGCGACCTGCTTTGATCCGGGCAGCTTGATGTGCGCCGACAACATGGCGACCGACGCCATTGACCAATCGGCAGTGCCCATCCCGGCGACCGCCGCGGGGCCGCTTCCGGCTGGCTCGATTGACGCTGACACAATCGCGGTGGGCGCAATCGCCGCGGATGCTTTTGCGGCTGGCGCAATAGACGCTACGGCAATCGCCAATGACGCAATCGACGCCTCCGCGATTGCCAACGCCGCGATTGACGTTGCAACCTTCACCAACGATGCCCTGGGCCAGGCGGCCTATGGCCTGGTGGTTGACCGCGTAACGAGCGCCCTGCCACAGACCGCCGCGCTGAACCTGTTCACGGTCGCGGGCGGCAATGTGCTGATCAAGCAAATCATCGGAACGGTTACCGTTGACATCGGCGCGGTTCCAAACGCTACCCAAATCATCCACGGCACAACGGCGCTCTGCGCTGACTTTGACGTGACTGGTGACGTGGCCGGAACGCGTTACAGCATCACCGGCACCTTCGCCAATGCAATGGTTGACACCGCTATCACCGTGCCGGTCGCAAAGCAGGCTACCGAGGTGGTGCTGCCCGTTGGCAACATCTCGATTGACTGCAACGGCTCTGACGGCGGCGGCGGGCGCGTGCAATGGACGGTGGTCTATGTGCCGCTCAACGTTGGCGCAACTGTCGTGGCAATCTAAAGGAGTGTAACTATGCCTGGATCAAATGTTCAATGGCCTTTGCCCCTCACCCGCCTGACGCCCTGGTATCCAGGCCAAACTGGTGTCCCTGGCGGAGACTCCGATCGGGGCCTCCGCCAGAGTTGCACCGGTACGATTTTCTGGGTTGACCCGAACCATGTTGACAACAACGATAACCGTGACGGAACCAACCCAGAAAGCCCCCTGTCTACCATTGGCGCGGCGCTGCTCAAGTGCGAAGCGTTCCGCGGGGACGTCATCGCAGTCATGGCAAACAACGCCTGGCAGTATGGCGACCCGACTGACGGGTACGCCACCCCAATTGCCGAAAACGTGGCCGTGAACTGCCCCGGCGTGCGCATCGTTGGCGTGCACCCCGCTGGCTCTCTTGGCGTGGTCTGGCAGCCTACCGCAAACAGCCAGACGCTCATCACCGTCAACGCCGTGGATGTGACCATCGAAGGCTTCATCTTCGACACCGACACCTACACCGGCACGCGTGCAATCTATGCCCTGTGGGACGGCGGCCCGGCCTTTGGCGACAATATGACCGTGCGCAACTGTACGTTCTATAACTGCGCCGTTGGCGTGCAAATGGAATATGCCTGGTATTGCGATATCCACGAGAATATCTTCCACGGCGCTCATGCCCTGGAATACGGTATCTTTGTGGATACAGCGGGCAGCGGCTCGGCTTACAACGTCATTCACGGAAACTTGTTCAACAACGTGCAATTCGCCATCTTCGCAGAAGATACCGACAACTCCGCGATCTATGCCAACCGCATCTATAACCAGGTGGCCGCGAACCAAGTGGCAGCCGTCGCGGACGAAGGCATCAACCTGACGGGCGGAATAGAAAACATTGTGTCTGACAACTGGCTGAGTTGTGTTCTGCCCGCCGCCGCCAATGGCGACTACGACGACTTCAACACCGCGGGCACGGATGACGCCTGGATCAATAACCATCTAATGAACGGCGAAAGCATCACAGCGCCTACTTAAACCGAAGGGAGCGACACGGAATGGAATCTAAACTCAGCAAACTCATCAAGCTCGGCATCCCGGTCGAATGGGCCGCCGACCTGGTGGCTCTCGGCCTGGACACCCCCGCCAAGATCAAAGCAGCCGACCCCGAAGCCGACCAGCGCATCCGCGAGGCGCAGGCGTTCCTCCGCCGTGGCCGGCCCGATTAGTGGCACGGGTCTGGGCGGGTCGCTCCTCTCCTCCGGCCCGCCCAGACCCAACGGGAGCTTATCGAAGTGACTGTAACCGTCTACAACACCGCCAACCCATTTATCCCCGGCGTGGCCTATACGCTGACTTTCGGCTTGTACCAACAGGCCGATACGAAGCTGATTCAGGTTGCCCCTACCCTGGCGATTGGCGACTTTCTTTGGGCCAAAGATGACGGCGCGCCGGTTGCCACGACTAACGCGGCAGTACATGACGGCAATGGTAAGTGTCACATTGTCCTGACCATTGCCGAGACCACCGGCGTCACTCGCGACGGCACGCTGATTGCTCATGATGTAGGTGGCGCTCAGTGGTGTGACTCCGAGTGGGTCATCACCGTAAACAGCCCGGTAAGCGTGGGCACGAGTGACCTTGCCGCGGGTGCGCAGATGGATTTAGTCAACGCCCCGAACGGGGTAGCACTTGCGGCAATATCGGCCAATGTCTGGACTTACGTTACCCGCACGCTGACCGCCTTCAGCCCGGCACTGCTTGCCAGCATCGCTGCCGCCGTTTGGAGCTACACCTACCGCACGCTGACCATGAGTCTGGCCAGCCTGCTGACCGCGCTCAAAGGCACTGACATTGCGGTTGACCGCGGCGACACGATGATCCTGAACATTACCAACCTGGGCGACCTGACCGGCTACACAGAGCTTTGGTTCACGATCAAGGATGACAAGGATAAAACAGATCCGCAAAGCATCATTCAGGTGCTACTCAGCGCCCCGGTGCTTGCGACTGACGGCCTTCAGGCCATTGCCGGGAGTGCACCGACTGCCGCCGCCAACGGCTCGATCACCGTCACTAACCTGGTGCTCGGAAATGTGACCATCCGCACAGAAGCGGTTGAGACTGCCAAGCTTCTGGATTGCGGCGGCTTTTATTACGACTTCCAGAAGGCCACCGCCACGGATGTATTGACCCTGCGCACCGGGCGCGCCACCGTGCGGGGTGATGTGACGAGGAGTATCTGACCATGCCCCACTTAGCCTATGGTGACGCGAACGACTTTGCAACCTATTGGGGCGTGGACATTGATGCCCGCTATGAGGCGCAGGTAAACCGCCTGATGGATATGGCCGCGGCCAATATCATGATGGCCCTGTCTACCGCGGGCGCGGATAGCTGCACAAAGTCGGACGCAGCGGATAACTATTTGATGCAACTCAATTGCATCCTGGCCGCCATTATGTACTCTGCCCCCTGCTGGCCCAACCTGAAGCAAGACGAAAAGCAGATGTATCTCACCTGGGCCAATGAGCAGCTTACCAATATTCGCAGCGGCAAGCTGGAATTATGCGAAGGCGAAACCGGCTCCGAGTTCCCGGCAGTCGGTTGGGCCGAGCAAGGCGCGTCCGAGTTTGCCGCGGCGCGCATCATTAGCAACGATATTGACCGGGACGCATAGGAGTAGGAGAGTGTATGTGAGTGCACGCACGCATCGGGGCAGTTGCCCCACTACCGCCGCCCCCGCCGCTCTTTGGCGAAAAGGGTACGCTGAAAGTGACCCGCATCGGGCCACGACCCGCCGCGCCTGTGGTGGGCGATGTGACCGGCTTCCCGTATGCGTTCAATCGTCAAGCCACCATGTTTATGGATGTGCGCGACGCGGCGTTTTTCTTGGGGCCGGATTATAAGGAGGCGTGAGGATGTTCAAATTCAGGGCGATTAAGCCGAAGACATTCAAGAAGGCGATTTTCCGCGACGAGATCATAGACGAAGCCTATTCGCTCGCCGCTGACATCCTGCTTGAGTACGAATTGACCACGGCGACCTGGGAACACCAGCCGCACTTTGTGCATATGGTTGACATTGGCAGTGACGGCGTGTCTATCCTGGTGGGCACGGATGATAGGATTTATGGCTATGTTAACCGGGGAACGCCGCCGCACATGATTTACCCCAAGAAGCCGGGCGGCGTGCTGGCCTTCCGCTCCGGCTACTCCGCCAAGACTTCGCCAAATACTCTCGGCTCGCGTGCGGGTGGCCCCTCGGGCGGCATGGTCTACGCCCGTGGCGTACCTCACCCCGGCACCGAGCCACGCAACTTTGACACAATCATAGACAAGGAATGGACACCCGAAATACAGCGCCGCATGAAAAACGCAGTGGCACGTGCGGTGTATGCTTCGGGCCATGCGATCTGAAAGGCAGGTGATTATGACTGAAGAACTTACAACGATTGAATTTAGCGAACCAAAACCGAAGCGCAAGCCTAAGCGGATTGCGGTCAAGGTTATCAGCTCGGCCCACGGCACGGCGCTGGTTGAGTGGGTTGACAAAACACGGCTGGGCCGCGGCTACCTGCCTGACAACTTGATTGATGACGGCACGGTGACGGATGACAACCTGGACATTGCCGCCCCTTACGGCGTGCCGTGGGAAGATGTCATCACCCTGGCCGCCACGCCAGAAAAGATTGCCAACGCCCTGCGCGGCAATGGCATCTGGACGCTTGCTGATTTATCAACCAACCCGCGCGGGGCCATTGGCGCACTACAGGCCACCTACCGAGTTGATTTAGCGGCCCTTTTGCAGGCCGCCCGAAACTATGAAAAAGGAGTGTAAACAATGACTGATAAAGCCTTAACTTCACGAAAAGGCGCGCTGTGGATTCAGCCCAATGGCCCTTCCCCGATCAACCCCGTCTATCTCCTGGGTTGTCACGACCTGGGCGATTTGACCATCCCGGAAGGCGACATCTCCCCCCTGCGCTGTTTCAAATCTGACGGCACCGGGTGGGACGTCATCGGCGAAACCACCGCGCCGCCCGACATGCCGAGTACGAGTGTTGACACCCTGCTCATGCAGCAACGCGACTGGCTGGAAAAGCTTGGCCCTTGCGCCTTCAGCCTTTACGCCCTGGCGCGGGATTGCGGCGATGCAAGCGTGTTCGATAACTATGTCCGCGGCGAAATCCTCACCAACGCACGCATGACCGAGCGCACCTATTCCGGCCTTGCGAAGCGCGAGGAAGACGTTGAGATGACCCTGAGCGTGCCCATCAAGGGCTGGGCCGTCCTGGACGTTGACGACCTGCACGCCGACCTGGTAGCCCACGCCAGCATCGTTGACCAAAACGATGTTATCGCCAACACCGAAAGCCGCTGCCTGGGCGATTGCGGCGACGCGCTGGATATCGGCCAAGATGTCTACACCGTGACTGACGGCGCGGGCGCTGCAAAGCCAGAAGTCTACCTGTCCACCGATGAGGGCACCACCTTCACGGCTGGCGCGACTGACCCCTACGCCATTGCCGATAACGTCATGGCGATCACCCGCTTCATCGTCGGGCGGGATACCGTGCGGTTGGTCATTGGCCTGGAAGCCCCCGCGGGCGCGCAAGGCTCAATCGGCTACTCGGATGACGGCTTTGCCACCGCCGCGACCACCGTCAACATCGGCGGCGCGGCAGCCGGGCACGGCGTGACCCGTGGCGGCGGCCTGTTCGCTCTCGACCAGTTCCATATCTGGCTGGCTGGCGCGGCTGGCTACATCTACAAATCCACCGATGCAGCCGTGACCTGGACGGCAGTTGAGTCGGGCGGCTTGACCGCTGGCGACTACACTCAGGTTCACTTCGCCAACGCCTTTGACGGCGTGGCAGTTGCAGCCGCGGGTATCGTGTCCGTCACCCATGACGGCGGCGACTCCTGGCAGGCCGCGAGTGTC